TATTCTACTCCTTTGCAAATTCCGGCGTTTCCACTTCAACAGCTTCACTGTCTGCTACGACAGCTTCATCTTCAACTACAAATTCCTGTGAGTTTTCGTTCTGCGCAATCTCTTCCTGTGATGCTTTGTATGTTTCATCCAGCTGTAATAATGAGTTTGAAGCCATGTTGTTCAGATTCTTAGGGAACTTCTTAATCGCATTATTACGCATCTTGCGGACAATCATTGCTTCCGGCGTATCAAGCCAAGCTGCACTAATATATGGTTTTGCAACCTCACAATTCAGAATGTCTTCCAGTGTCTCACACTCACGAATAGCAGATAAAATTTCAGCTTTTTTAACCTTGATTTCCTCTTTCTGCTTTGGTGTGGCTTTGTATCTATCAGCACAAATTCCAAATGTTTCATTCAGCATATTGTTTTTGATGTGAGCGATCAAATTTGTTCTTACTGGTTCTCTTTCGGCAATCAAGTAATCAACCGAGCCGTCTTTCAATTTGATTGGATATACCACGCGAACGGTCTTGTCTGATAATCCCTTAGGTGTCCATTCTGCTGGTTCTACATTAATTCCACGTCTGCGAGGATATGTAAAATCATCACCCTCTTTTACAAGCCATACTGGATATACGGTATCAATTCCGTTCCCAAACTGCCTCAAAAGCGCATCGTTTCCGTCACCCTCGACACCAATTTCAACCATTTTTACCCACTGACCGTTAATCTGTTTACTCCTCAACTGGAAATAAACTTCTCTTGGAACCGCATTGGCATTCAACTTAAGGCTTGCACACTGAGCAACAACCTCTCTCAGATTGGAAGTATTAAGGTTATTCATATCTACCTTGTCTGTATTCTGAACTAACTGGAATATAGCTCCCATTGCGTTCATTGCACACTGTTTGGAATATTCATCGTACTGAACGCCATTCTGCTCAAAATCTCTTGAAACAAGTCCGGTGATTGTGTTTGTCCACTGGCTCAATCCAGTGGTAAATTCTTGTTTTTTAGCAACTTCATTCTTCTCTGCCATATTTTCCTCCTTTACTCAACCTCTCTGCACCATGTAGGGGCAATTGCATAAAACTTGGCTCGTCCTAAAATTGGTGTTATCACCCTTACTTCCATTCCATCAATTTCATTAATCCAGCCATTATCTTGAACACCATATCCGTCTTTTCTACAAAGCTCAGCATCAAAGATATACTTCTTTCCAGGCTCAAACATATCCTTAATAATTTCTTCCTCTTCAACTTCCTTGCACCAGTCCGGATGAACAGGATGTAATTTACCGACAAGACCCAAACTGCTCGCAATTACTTCCACTTCTTCGCCGTCATGATTAGACGCAAATTCTAGATTTTTATCGTCAAATC